CATCACCGCGGCCTATGGCGGCACCATCAACACGGTGGCGGCGGTGCCGGAAGCATCGACCTGGGCCATGATGGTGCTGGGCTTCTGCAGTCTCGGCTGGCTGGCGCGACGCCGGCGCGTGTTCGCCTGAATTGCTGACGCGGCGCGAACGCAAGGACATGAAATGGATTGCCGCGGCGTTTATCGCGACCGCGATCTTGATCGGCAGCTATGTGATCGGGATGTGGCTGCAGTGATTACGCCAGAACAACGCCGTCAATTGCTGGTCGCCGATCGCACCGGCGACGGTAAGGTCGTCGCCGAAATGGTGCAGATCGTTCTCGCCGCCGGGGTGACGCCGCTCGAGGCCGAGCTGGCGCTGCGCGACGGCGCCGCGCATTTCTACCTGATCGCCGGCGACGAGAAAATCGCGGTCGTGCGCGGCATGACGGCGTGGCTCAAGGCACTGCAACGATCCGGCATGACGTCGGAACAAAACCTGGCCGCATTGGCCGGCACCTAAAGGACCACCATCATGCGATACGCCGTGAAATCGGCGCCGGCGCCAGCCGGTGCGCCGAACGAATTCGTCATGTCCGATGGTAGCGTTGACCGCATGGGCGACGTGGTCGACCCGGCCGGCTGGGATCTGAAAAACTTCAAGGCGCATCCGATCGCGCTATTGAACCACGATCGCGACCAGATCATCGGCAAATGGGTCAACGTCAAATCCGACGGCAAGCAATTGCGCGGGACGCTCGAGCTGGCCGACGAGGGCACCTCGCCGCTGGTCGACAATGTCCGCAAGCTGGTGGCGCAGAACATTTTGCGCGCGGTGTCGGTCGGTTTCCGGCCGATCGAACAACAACCGCTCGACAAGAACGCTTCCGAAATGTTTGGGCCGTTCAAGTTCACGAAAAGCGAACTGCTCGAATGCAGTCTCGTCGCAGTTCCCGCCAACCCGCACGCGCTGTCGACCGCAAAGTCGCTCGGCATCGCCGATAATTTTATGGCCGAGGTGTTCCGCAAGACCGCGGAAACCGGCGTCGCAGTTGCGATCGCTACACCGAAGCCTGTGACGTCCCACGCCGAGCCTGGCAAACACCTCCCGCCGACAGGCACCAAAATGAAAACCCTCGCAGAGCGCATTCAGGATGCGCAAAAGGAAATCCTCTCTATCCGCGATCGCCTTACCGAAATCTCCAACGCCGGCGAACAACCCGACGAAATCGCGCAGGCGGAAATCGATGAACTATCGGGCCAGCTCGACGCCAAGCAGAAATCACACGACGCGCTGATCAAGCTCGAGGGCGCAATGCAGGCGCGTGCCGGCGGACCCGAACGCGCACCGGCGGCGCCGGCGGTGCACTCGCATCAACCGATCGCGATCCGCACCAACCCGGAGCGCATCGCGCCGCGCGAGCATCTGTACCGCGCCATGACGGTGCATTTTATCTCCAAGGTATCGGGCAAGCATCCCGACGACGTGCTGCGCGAACGCTATCCCGGCGACGAGGGCACCGGCATCATCTTGCGTGCCGCCAATACGCCGGCAATGACGACGGTCGCAGGCTGGGCCGCCGAGCTGGTCAATATTGCGGTGGTCGATTTCCTCAACATTCTGCCGATCCAATCGATCTATCCGAAGCTGGCGTTGAAAGGGCCGCGCTACACATTCGGCAACATGGGCGTGATCAAGATCCCGGCGCGCAATGCTAACCCGCAGATCAATGGATCATTCGTCGGCGAAGGCCAGCCGATCCCGGTACGCAAGCTCGGCGTGTCCGCAATCACGATGACGCCGAAGAAAATGGGCGTCATATCCGAGTTCACTAGAGAGATGGGCCTTCACAGTACGCCGGCGATCGAGGGCGTGATCCGCCAGGCGATGAACGATGACACCGCGCTGGCGATCGACACCGTGCTGATCGACGCTAATCCAGCAACCACGATCCGGCCGGCCGGCCTCGCCAACGGCCTGACGCCGATCACGGCATCGGTCGCAACGGCCAGGATTGACAAGATCATTGCCGATATCGCGGCCTTGATGGGGCCGATCATCGCCGCCCGCGGTGGTCGCGACCTGGTGCTGATCTGCAATCCAGCACAAAAACTGTCGATGGATTGGGCGATCACGCCGAACGGCCAATTCGTGTTCGCGTCCGACGAGGTGCCGGTGATGCGCGGCATCACCATCGTTTCGTCGACCACCATGCCGGCGGCCGCGCTGTTGATGGTCGACGCCGCCGATTTCGCCTCGGTGACCGGCGACACGCCGATGTTTGACGTGTCCGACGTGGCGACGATCCATGAAGAGGACACCACGCCGCTGCCGATCGTCGGTGGTACGGTGCAGCCGCCGGCGATCGGTTCGGTCGCCGCGCCGGTTCGGTCGCTGTGGCAAACCGCATCGATCGGTGTCCGCATGATGCTGGACATGAACTGGACGATGAGGCGCGCTGGCATGGTCACCTATATGACCGGCGTCGGCTGGTAACGACAACTGCAACGCGCCGCATCCTGGCGCGTTGCCCTATTCCCCATTGAAAGGGACAACGACCATGACAGAACACGATAAGCCGGCCGACAAGCCGCACGAAAACCTCGGCCGCGCGCATCCCGCCGCCGGCGGGGAAAGCAACGCGCGCACCGACGATAAGAAACCCGCCGCGCGCCAGGGCGAGCACGTCGCACCGATGACGACCGACCAGGCGGTGACCGAACCGGCGGGACCGCCGCACGTCGGCGGCCGCGCCATGTATGTGATCGTCGGACCCTACAAGGGCAACGTGCTGATCATGCCGGAGGACGAGGCCGAAAACGCCAAAGACAATCACTGGGCGATCAACCAGAGCGACATGGAAGGGCCGTTTGACGCCGCAAACCCCTATGAGCACGACCACGAGCTGACCGACGAGGACCGGGAAAACGCGGTTCGCGAAGCCAACGAATGGGCCGAAAAGGTGAAGAACCCGCCGCCGCCGGATCCGCCGCCGGAGGGCGGCGACACCGAAGGAGGTGGCTTGCGCCGCACCGTGCCCGATCGGGGATTAAGGCCGGCGCCTGGCGGCGACTATGTGACCCGCAACCAACCAGGCGAACCGCGGCCGCATCAAAAGCCGGAACCGACGGCGGACCCGCGGCGCCGCTAAATGGGCCTGCTGTCCCGCATCGCCGGCGCCTTCACCACCAAGAACGAAGGCGCCTGGCGCGCGCCGCCTTATCCGCTCTATGCCGGCGGCTGGCTGCCGACCGACGCGGTCAATTTCTGGCAGATGGGCTATCCGCCGCAGGGCTTGTCGCTCGGCGCCGGCTCGCCGATGGTCGAGGCCTGTGTGTCGGCCTATGCGCAAACCCTGGCGATGTGCCAGGTCAATCACTGGCGCGACACCGGCGACGGTGGCCGCCAGCGGGTGACGAATTCGGCAATGTCGCGGGTGATGCGCGCGCCGAACGATTACGAAACCGCGTCCGATTTCATGTTGAACGCGGTGCGCTCGCTCTACCTCGAGGGCAACGCCTACGCGCTGGCGCTGCGCAACGATCGCTATGAGGTGGCATCGCTGCACCTCATGAACCCGAACCAGTGTTGGGCCGAAAGTATCGAGGGCGAGGTGTTCTATTCGCTCGGCGGCAACATCGTCATCAACTCGCGGCTGACCGCGATGGATTTCGGGCCATTGAGCGCGGTGCCGGCGCGCGATGTGTTTCATGTGAAACTGCAATCGGTGGCGCTCAACAATCTGCGCGGCGAAAGTCCGCTGCGCGCCGCCTACCTGGCGGTCGCCGCCAACAACGCCATGATGAGCCAGGCGGCGGCGTTCTATAAAAACCAATCGCGGCCGTCAGGCGTGCTGCAGACCGACCTGGTGCTGACGCCAGCCCAGGTCACCGAACTGCGCGGCCGCTGGGACGAACAGGCCAAGGGATTAGCGGCCGGCGGAACGCCGATCCTGACGTCGGGCCTCAAGTTTGAGCCGATCACGGTAAGTGCCGCTGACGCACAATTTGCCGAGGCGATGAAGTTAAGCGACCAGCAAATCGCCGAGGTGTTCCGGGTGCCGCTGGCGATCATTGGATCCGAAGCGCAGCCGATGGGTTCGACCGAGGCCTTGATGGCGTTCTGGATCAGTAACGGCCTCGGCTTTGCCTTGAACCAGGTCGAGCTGGCGATCGATCGGCTGTTTGGCGTCGCCAAGATCGACGGCGAATATTCCGAAATGGACACCTCGATCCTGCTGCGCTCGGCGATGAAAGACCGCATGGACGCGCTGACCAAGGCGGTGCAAGGCGGCGTATACAGCGTCAATGAAGCCCGTGCGACCGAAAGCCTGCCGGCGGCCGAGGACGGCGACGAACCCAGGTTGCAAGCGCAGGTCGTTCCAATTTCCGCTTGGGACAAACCAAAGCCTGGCATGCCGACCGCGCCATCGGCGCCGACCAACGGTGTAAATGACAATAAGGAACCTGATGCTGACGACGAGTCCAAGTCGGACCGGATTTCTAGCATTGTGAGACTGCTTGGATGACATCACTCATATCGCCAGCCATAGCCATGGGACGTCAGTTGCCGACCTCGACAAACGTCGATGATGCTAGTTTGAGAACAACCAAGGTCGCGAGCGGCGGCGGCGATTGTGGGAAATCGCTTGCCGTCGGAGCGAACTACGGCGCGAAGATTAGATTTGTTGAGGTTCTGCTCGGCCTTCGAAATCCACTGGCAATTGCCCGGTTCGTAATTGCCGTCATTATCAATTCGGTCGAGCGTCAGGTTCGCAGCGTAGCTATTGGCAAGCGCCCAATCGCGAAAGTCTTCGAAGCGTTCCCACTCGGCACAAATGGCGATGCCGCGACCGCCGTAGCGGGCAAAAGCATGGCATCGAACATTGCGGCACCTCTGCCGCATCGAGTCCCAAGCCTTGAAAAGACGGGTGCCGGTTTGGCCATGAACAAGAAACCGGCGGCTGGCGCACTCCCTTTGGAAACATCCGCAGGACGTCACATGGCCGCGGCGAAGTTCG